GGTAAAATCGTAGATACTAACCTACCCAAGGGGTCTATAGAGTCAACTGGTGGATATTACTTGAATGGTAAGTCGATTCAGAACTATGCGCTAACAAGTCTAAACGGTGCATCTATAGAAAGATATAACGAGGATTTGAACCGCATTACTGAACCTGGTTTTTATATTGTAAACACCTCTATGAATACACCTGTTTCTGGACATACTTACTACTATTTAGAAGTCATCAGACACGCAGTCAATGCTAGTAGTTATGTTATGCAGCGAGCGACATGTCGCTCGCATACTCAGCAAACATATGTACGTATATGTGAAGGCGGCACTTGGGGACAGTGGAAAGAACAGGTGTTAGCCGACCACCCAATGCTACAAGAGAAACCACTAAAGACATTGACGATGGGATTTCCGTATGGACTTAATGCTACTTTGACGCGCAAAGATAACTTAGTCACTATCTCACTCAATCGCCGCATTACTAACATTGATGTATTTGAGTATAGGCAAATGATTGAGACTATCCCGTTAGGGTATCGACCGACAACTGAGGCTCACATGGTCATTGTACCTAATTCAGGTAGCTTCACAAAATCACCGTCGATATTACATTTCGCATCAGATGGAAAAATTAGGTTAACGAATGGGACTGGGGGTGCTCATGTATATACTGGCACGATTACATACATCACTAACGACCCATATCCAAGTTAGAAAGGAACAGCTATGAGGTTAAAATTTGGAAACAAATCGTTGGAATATACGCAAGGGGAACATCCGAAAACTAGAGTATTACTTATCAATGATGAGGGAGCTATGTATCCCATCTATTTCGATAAAGAAGCTATTGATAAGTCAGATGCAGAACTGTTTGAGTTGGCACTCGAGAAAATCTATCAGGACAATTTCCCGAACAGAGCAGAAGATGAGAAATTCAATGCGATTGGCAAGCGTCTTGCCAAGATTGATGATATTACCGAAGAAGCTACAAAGAATCTTGAAAAGGTTAAAGAGCAGGTCACGGTGTCTGCGTCATCCCGTGCTGCATTCTTGCAGGTCGTTATGACATTGTATGGGAAGGGGTCGCTTACGGATGAAGATTTATTGCAAACTGGTCTATTTGATGATGAAGTTGTCGAAGAGGCCTTGGAACTTATTTAAAAATAAAGATTGGAGAACAGATATGATGATTAAACTTTACGCAATTGAAATTTTCGAAGGACGTATCAAATATAAAGATTTGCCTTTTTCAGATATTATCAAAAATAAAATTAAGGCTTATCTCACAAAGATGGTTGAAGATGAGGCAATCTTGGTTGAACTGATTAGCGAGGGATAGCCTATGCATATCAGACCAGAACATGTATATGCGTTGGTTGGATTTGTGTCTACAGTCGTTGGATTGTGGACTAATTTCTCGGCCAAGATTACAAAGCAAGAGAATCGTATTACAGTATTAGAGAAGGATATTGAAAATCTCAAAGAATTTAAGGAAAGCGCTAATCGTCGACTAGATAGTCACGATGAGCAAAACAAGGCAATCTTGGTCCTTGCGGAGCAGGTCAAAAGCATGGGAGAAGATATCCGAGAGCTAAAACGCGTCATTATGAAAGAGGGGTAACATTCATGAAAATTAACTGGGGCGTACGTTTACGCAATAAAACATTTTGGTGGACACTAGTACCGTTATTGGTACTTTTGTCTCAACAATTGGGCTTTAATTGGGTCCCTGAGAATTGGGAATCGACCTTTGCGACGATTATGTCTATCTTGACTGTTGTCGGTATCATCAATGACCCGACGACTGCGGGAGTATCAGATAGCAAGCAGGCTCTTGACTATTACGAGCCAAAGGCAGACAAACGATGAGGATATTAAAGACAACATTTTGTGTGTTGGCGCTGATTATTTTGGCGCCAATTGCATTTTTGCTTTTACCATTTTTGGAGGTATTAAATGACAACAGTAAATGAAGTAGTTAATTTTGCCAAAGACCTAGCCAACCGTGGTCAAGGTGTAGACTATGATGGTTGGTACGGCAAGCAGTGTGTAGACCTACCTAACTGGATTTGCGGAAAATTCTTCGGCAAGCCTTTGTGGGGCAATGCCATTGATTTGATAAAGTCAGCCAAACAACACGACTTTGAGGTGCATTACATGCCTACCTCAGAACGTCCACGTCCAGGGGCTATCTTTGTCAAGAATTACTGGGCAGGTGACGGTATCAATTATGGGCACACCGGATTGATTATCGGTGTTAGTGGCAATACCGTCCAAACAATCGAGCAGAACCTGGCAGGTAATTTGTCCGTCGGTGGTCCTGCTCAGTATTCTAGTCAGCAAATCAGCAATCTTGTTGGCTGGTTTTATCCGCCTTACAGCGACTCTGCTGCAGTGGCAACACAGGCAAGCAGTGGCAATCTCGGTAAGATTAAAGACGAGAAGGGGACAATGACCGTTAAAGTATCTTTGCTCAATGTCCGAGACAAGCCTGGTTTAGACGGTAAAGTTGTGGCAACGTACACGAATGGCGAGCAGTTTAATTATGATTCGGTCTATATTGCCGATGGATACATTTGGGTATCGTATATTAGCCGTCGCGGTGTACGTCGCTATATAGCAGCAGGCGAGGAGTCAAATCGACGCAATGTCGTGCCTTACGGTACGTTTAAATAGTATTTTCACCCCAGCGTTTGCTGGGCTTTTTTTGTTGCCCGAATTTCAAAAAAATAGCGTTTTTTCAAAATTCGATAGCAAAATACTTGCCTTTATCACAGACATTTTTAAAAATTGCCGTTTTTACGGACACAAAAAGACCCTATTTTAGTTTAGGGTCTCTGTAACCATATTTCTTTCCATGCAAACTATTGTAGTATTCTGTTATTTTGATAACTTTATCAAAAGACATACCGCCAACATCAGTCCGACCTTTGACGTAGTTTGCCAAGGTGGACTCAGAAAGACCTGTAGCTTGTGCAATTTGATAGCGCGAATGTGTCTGGAAGAAGTTCATCATTTCTTCCTTGGATAATACTTGGATCATAGATACTCCTTATTTGAAAACCAACCAGAGTAGCAATGCAATCAGCAATGACCACACCAAGAAGGCTTTCCAGTCAAAACCATGTTTGTTTACTTTGTATTTTACTTTCATAGCATTTTTTGATAATATTTAAGTACACCCCCGAAGGGGTGGATAGTGATTACTCACTATCCAATTCTATGTGCCATTCAAGAGTTAGAATGATAAGATTGAGTTTGATGACCAGCTTATCAGTTCTAATCTTGATTGGCTTTTTTAAGTACCTAAACATTTAGTACTCCTTTCTGTTCGTTTCCTTGTCTAAGGTAACCTCCCCTTACCTTATGTATCTATTATACCGTTATTTTTAGCAGTAGTCAAGTGTTTTTAAAAACTTTTTTTGAAATTTGTTAAAAAAGTTCTTGCCCCAAATCTGCCCCAAATTATTTTCAAAGTTTGCCGAATTTAACCAGACGGAAAATCAAAAAAGCCCGATTTTACGGGCTTTGCGTTCGGTTAATTCCTGTTAATTCAGGTACTAAAAGGCGGCAACTAGCATCGAATACTATCGAAAGGCCTTGTTTGACAAGGTTTTTTCTTATTTTTGTCCTAAATTCGCTCTTATTGTCAAAAAATCCCTTGACATGAATGTTTATTATGGTAGAATAGGGCTTAGAAATATGAAAGGAGTAAAACAAATGAACAAGCAACTTGTCATTCAGCAAGCTATTTTTTATAATACACTCCTTTCTAAGCAGGAAAACAAAGCTCATTGA